TGATGGTATAAATGTTACTTTAACTAACGCTGCATCAGGCACAGAAACAGGAGGTGGTTTCCAGTGTACAATTGGACCCATAAATGATAGAGGTTAATTATGTCAGGAGTTAAAAAATACGATTACAGCACATTAACTACAGCGATAAGAGATTACACAGAAGTAAGTTCTGATGTTTTAACTACAACTGTTGTTGATGGAATTATTATGGCTGCTGAATTTAGAATTTATCAAGAGCTTCCTATGGATTCTCAAAGGTTTGTTCAAGAAGGTACATTTGCAGCAGACGATAATACAATTAATTCTCCTGCTGGAGCTTTATTTGTTAGAGGTGTAGAAGTATTTAACTCTACAGCTAACACACAAGGTAACGGAACTTGGTTAGAAAAAAAAGATCAAACTTATTTATCAGAATATACAGACAGATTAACAGGACCAGAAGGAGATCTAACAGCACAGGATGTTACAGGATTTCCTAAATATTATGCAATGTTTGGTGGTGCAGATAATACTACAGACACATCATCTGGAGGTATGTATATAGCTCCTACACCTGACGCAGCTTACAAATTTAGAATCTATTATAACAAAATGCCTAATGGTCTTGGATCTGGCACTGGTTTTAATAACAATACTTATTTAAGCACATATTTTCCACAAGGTCTATTATATGCATGTTTAGTAGAGGCATTTGGATATTTAAAAGGTCCAATGGATATGTTGACATACTATGAAAATAGATATAAAAATGCAGTACAACAGTTTGCAGGTATGCAACTTGGAAGACGAAGACGAGATGATTATACTGACGGAACAGTTAGAATACCAGTCAAGTCACCGTCTCCGTAAATAGGAGTAAAATATTATGGCAATAACATCGGCAGTATGTAACAGTTTTAAAGCAGAAGTTTTACAAGCTTTACACAATTTTACAGCGTCATCTGGAAACAGTTTTAAATTAGCTTTATACACAAGTAGTGCTACTTTAAATAAATCAACTACAGCGTATAGTACATCAAACGAAATTTCTAACACATCGGGATCTGCTTACACAGCTGGTGGAAAAGCACTTACAAGTGTTACACCTGCTTTATCTACAGACACTGCATGTTGTGACTTTGCAGATATTAGTTTTACTTCTGCTTCATTTACAGCTAATGGTTGTTTAATTTATAATGATACAAACGCTGATAGAGCAGTTTGTGCAATCGCATTTGGTGGAGACAAGACAGTATCAAGTGGGACTTTTACAATTCAATTTCCAACAGCAGACGCATCTAACGCAATTCTTCGTATAGCGTAGGGAGTAACGACGGATGTCCGTTACTAGAACTTTTACAGTAACGGTAGTCAGTACCGGTTCAGGAAATAAATATTTTATTGACGGAGTACAACAAGCTACTTTACTTTTAGGTGAAGGTGGTACATATAAATTTGATCAATCAGATAGTTCAAATGGTAGTCATCCTTTAAGATTTTCAACAACTAGTGATGGAACACATAGTGGAGGTGACGAGTATACTACGGGTGTAACTACAAATGGTAGCCCAGGTAATGATGGAGCCTACACTCAAATTGTAGTAGCTGAAAGTGCACCAACTCTTTACTATTATTGTACAAATCACTCAGGAATGGGTGGACAAGCTAATACTGTTGACGGAAACTCATGGGGACTTATGTCCTGGGGTGCAAACGAATATGGTAGTCAAGATGCTATTGATGTTACGTTAACCGGTGTATCAGCTACATCTACTGTAGGTGCTGTAGACGCTTTTAATACAGAAGGTTGGGGCAGACAAGAATGGGGTAATTCTGCTTGGGGTGTAGATTATTCTGTACAGCTTTCAGGACAAGAAGCAACTTCTGCAATTGGAAGTGTTACTGCTTTTGACACACAAACTGTCATACCAACAGGTGTTAGTACAACTTCTTCTGTTGGTTCTATAACAACAGGTGTATTATCTATTGCAGATTTAACAGGTGTACAGGCTACATCAGAAGTAGGTGATTTTGATAACGCAGGTACTTTAGTTGGTTGGGGTAGAAATGGTTGGGGTGAAGAACCTTATGGAGATTCATTTAATAAACTTGTCCAACTATCAGGATTAACTATATTAAATTCTAGTGTTGGATCATTAACAGCTTTACCAGAAGAACTTATATCGGCAACTGGAGTATCAGCTACATCGACTGTAGGCAGTTTAACAACTATTATAGATTGTGTAGTTGTACCTACAGGAGTATCAGCTACTTCTAGTATTGGCACTCCTTTAATAACACAAGCTACTATTGGATTAACAGGTGTATCTGCAACATCTGCCGTAGGTGGTATAATTCTTGATGCAGTAGAAATAGGTTTAGTTGGAGTATCGGCTACATCTGCTGTAGGTTTATTACAAGAACAGATCTCTCAAATTCCAACAGGCCAACAAGCAACATCTTCTGTAGGATCTTTAACAGTTGGAATAGGAGTTTCATTAACCGGAGTTAGTGCTACATCGGTAGTTGGTACAATAACTCCAACAGAAAATGCTATAGGATTAATTGGAGTAGAGGCTCAATCTTCTGTTGGAAATGTTACTCCATTAGGATATGGAGATGTTGATATTACAGGCAATACAAGTTATAGTGCTGTCAATAAAACAAATAGTGCAAGTTATTCTGATGTTGACGTTACAGCTGAAACATCGTATACAGACGTAACGCACGTAGCTTAGGAGAACAAAATTTATGGCTTCAACTTACACACCTCTTGGTGTCGAATTAATGGCAACTGGTGAAAACGCCGGTACTTGGGGAACAAAAACAAACGCAAATTTAAATCTAGTAGAAGGTATAACTGGTGGTTACGTTGTAGCTACTTTAAATGCAGCAGGAGCTGGAGCTAATACAACAGCTTTAACTGTATCAGATGGTGGTTTAACAGGTACAGCTCAATCTAGAGTTATTGTTCTTGGTGCAGAATCTCCAGAAACAATTTCAGGAAATAAAATTGTTACAATTCCTTTAGATATTGAAAATACTTATTTTATTAAAAATAGCACAAGTGGTTCTTATACAGTTCAATTAAAATATGCTTCAGGGTCAGGTGATACAGTTACTTGGGCGACAACTGATAAGGGTTGGAAACTTATTACTGCATCTAAAAACGACGGCACAAATCCGGATATTTATGAAATACCTTTATCCACAGCAGGTACAGTAACAGAAACGGGTACTCAAACTTTAACAAACAAAACTTTAACATCACCTAAAATAGGCACTTCTATTTTAGATACTAGCGGAAACGAATTATTTTTATTAACTGCAACAGGTTCAGCTGTTAATCAGCTTACATATGCTAATGCAGCCACAGGAAACAAACCAACATTTACTGCATCTGGTGGTGATACTAACATTGGTGTATCAATACAACCAAAAGGTTCTGGAACAGTCACTATTGATGCTTTAACTTTTCCTGCAGCAGATGGTTCTGCAGATCAAATTTTAACTACCAACGGTTCTGGAGTTTTATCTTTTGTAGATAATTCTGGTGGTACTTCATGGCAAGCAGTAAAAACTTCTACTTTCACAGCAGTAGCTGGTGAAGGTTATTTTGTAAACACTACAAGTGGTGTTGTAACTATGAATTTACCGGCTGGAACTTTAGGAAATGAAATATCTTTTGCAGATTATGCAGGAACATTTGATTCTAATACATTTACAATCGCAGCAAATGGTTCCGAAAAAATTTTAGGTTCAACAGCAGATTTAACAGTTTCAGTAGAAAGAGCAGCAAATACTTTGGTTTATACGGATGGAACTCAGGGTTGGTTGCTAAAGAATAAATAATCATGGCTACTTATAAAGAGAAAGTTGGAACTTCGGTTGTCAACTACGCTGGTAATTACCCAGGAGTCGTGAAAGGTGAGCTATGGTACGATAGCACTAACAAAGATTTCAAATATCAATATCTAAATGTAACTACTGCTGGTTCGTGGAGAACTGGTGCAAATTTAAATACAGCTAGAACAACAGCTGCAGGTGCAGGAGCAAGTAATGCTTCTGGTTTAACTTTTGCTGGATCACCTATTCCAGGCGTAGCAGGAAAAACAGAATTATATGATGGTACATCTTGGACTGAAGTAGGCGATTTAACTAAAGGTGGAACTGGATTAGGTGGTACAGGAACTTCTACCTCTGCTTTAGCTTTTGGGAGAGAAGATCCTTTTCCACCTACAGGAGCAAATCCTGACAATCTTACAGAAGTATGGAATGGAACTAATTGGACAGAAGTTGCTAATTTAAATAGTGTAAGATCAAGAATGGGTTCAGCTGGAGTTGATAATACTTCTGCATTATGTATTTCAGGACTTCCTGCGTCTCCAGGTGCATTAGTAGAACAATGGAATGGAGTTAGTTGGACAGAAATTGCAGACGTAAATGATCCTAGATGGGGCCTTGGTGCTAATGGTACAGTAACATCTGCATTAGCTTATGGAGGTATAGATGGACCAACAACAAATACAGCAAACACAGAATCCTGGAATGGAACTAGTTGGACAGAAGTAAGTGATTTGAATACAGCAAGAAGGGAATTAGGAAGTGGTGGAGCTGATAACACATCTGCTTTAGCGTTTGGTGGAGAAAGTAATCCAACTACAATAGTTGCAATTACAGAAGAATGGAATGGCACAAACTGGACAGAAACATCAGATTTAAATACTACTAGAAATAATTTAGCAGGTAATGGCACAGCAACGTCTGCTCTAGGTTATGGAGGAAATACTCCATCAACCACAGCAGCAACAGAAGAGTGGACAGGTGCAGGTGTACCAATTGGTGCTTGGTCTACAGCTACACCTATGAATAGAGGAAAATATACTGGAGCAGGTGCAGGTACACAAACATCAGCATTATATTTTGGAGGAAACTATCCTCCAGGAGATAATTTAACAGCAGAAACAGAATTTTATAATGGATCTACTTGGACTGAATTAGCAGATTTAAATACTGCCAGACAAAATATATCAGGTGGTGGAGTAAAAACATCAGCTTTAGGTTTTGGTGGATTTGTACCTCCTGGTAATACTATAACAGGTGCAACAGAAAGTTGGAATGACACTTCTTGGTCCAATAAACCAGATTTAGGAACTCCTAGAAAATCTTTAGGTGTTGCAGGAGTATCTAATTCATCAATTTTAGGTTTTGGTGGAGATGATTTTTCTCCTCCAACAAGACAACAAGCATTAACAGAAGCTTGGAATGGAACAGCTTGGAGTGAAGTTGCTGATTTAAATACTGCTAGGTTTGTTCTGGGAGGATCTGGAACAAAAACTGCAGCACTAGCTTTTGGTGGTTATGATTTTGATCCTAATGTAACTGCAGCAACAGAACAATGGAATGGAACAAGTTGGACAAACATGAATAGTATGAATACTGCAGGATATAATTTAGCAGGAGCTGGAACAGTAACAGCAACTTTAGCTTTTGGAAGAAACCCACCAGCAACTTCTGGAGTAACAGAAGAATGGAATGGTGTAAGTTGGGCTGAAACTAGTGATTTAAATGCAGGGAGAAACGATTTAGCGGGATGCGGAACAACAACAGCTGCTTTAGCTATGGGAGGAACTCCACCAGCTGCAGGACAAACAGAAGAGTGGAATGTTCCATCAAATGTGATAAAAACTTTAACAGATTAATAAAAGGAGAAAACTATGGCAAAAACATATCAATACTGTGTAGCAGAAAACTGGGGAAAGGGGTTTATCGATCATGTTGAATCTCAAAGAATCACGTTTGCAAGCTTTCCTGGTAATGTTTGGCAAGTTCCTGCATACAATAAACACGGTAATCTTTGGATTGCTAAAGTTGCAGGTGCTTTAAAAACTAAGGATGAAGCACAAGCGATTGTTAATGCAGAGGTTCAAGCAGCGCAAGCTACTTGGGATGCTCAGACGGATGAAGAGAAAAATGATCCAATGAACAAAAGACCTGCTGACATAACATTAGAGGAATAAAATTAAATGGCTACGTATTTAGGCACACATGGTAGTAGAATACAGAACTACACTACGGATCCCGATAATCCGAATACGGGAGAGGTGTGGTATAACGATACGGCCAACACATTAAAGTTTCAATATCTTAATACAAATGCAACCGGCTCTTGGTCTACTGGTAATAGTTTAGGAACTGGAAGAAAAGCTTTAGCTTCAGCTGGTACACAAACATCGGGTTTAGTTTTTGGAGGAACCACACCACCTAATTCAGCTTTAACAGAATCATTTAATGGAACAAGTTGGACTGAAAAAGGTGATTTAAATTTAGCGAGAAGAGCTTTCGGTGGTTCGGGTATATCTAATACTTCGGCTTTAGCTTTTGGTGGAGTGCATACATCTAATACCGCAGACAATGAGGCTTGGAATGGAACTAGCTGGACAGAAGTAACTGACATGCCAGTGGCAAGACAAGGTTTAAGTGGTTCTGGAACAAAAGCTTCTACACTAGCTTTTGGTGGAAGCACAGCATCAACAGATTCTTGGAATGAATCATCTTGGACAGAAGTAAGTGATTTAAATACTAATAGAGGATATTTTTCAGGTGCTGCTGGTGCAAGTAATACATCAGCTTTAGCGTTTGGTGGAACTCCACCTACAACAACAAAAACAGAATTGTACAATGGAAGTAGTTGGACTGAAGTAAATGCTTTAAACACAGCAAGAACTCTTGCTGGAGGTTTTGGAATAGCTACATCGGCATTAGCATTTGGTAATGAACCAGCTGCAGCTATAACAGAATTATGGAATGGAACAAGTTGGTCTGAACAAAGTGATTTAAGCACGGGTAGATATGAATTAACAGGAAACGGAAGTAGTGCTTCAGCTGGATTTGCAGCTGGAGGTAATCCAACTCCAGCAGGAGTTGAACTATGGAACGGTGCAGGCACAGTTCAAGTTGGTGCTTGGACTACAGCTAATGAACTAAACACCGCTAGATCTAATTTAGGAAGTTCAAACGCAGGAACTCAAAGTTCTACTTTAGCTTTTGGTGGTATAGCTCCAGGAGGTGGAACACCGACTTATGAAGGTAATCAAACAGAATTATACAATGGAACTACTTGGACAAATAAAAACAATTTAAATGTTGGAAGATCTTATATGGCAGGAGTTGGGACAGGAACAGCAGCTTTAGCTATTGGAGGATATTTTGGTTCTCCTGGAAACGCTACAAATGTTGAACAATGGAATGGAACAAGTTGGACAGCAGTTGCTGCAGTAGGTGTTAACAGTAAACAAAGTACTGCTGCCGCTGGTACAACATCAGCCGCTATAGCTTATGGTGGATTTGATTATGGTATACCTGGTCCATCTGATAAAACAGAAGCTTGGAATGGAAGTGGTTGGACAGCAGTTAATGATTTAAATACTGCTAGATATTATTTATCTGGAAATGGCACAAGAACAGCTGCTTTAGCAGCAGGAGGAGAAACAACTACTTATACTGCAGTTTCAGAAGAATGGAATGGAACAAGTTGGACAAACATAACTAGTATGAACCAAGCAAGAAATGCTGGAAGTGCTTTTGGAGTTTATGACAGTTTTGTTAACGCAGGTGGTAACCCAGGTTTTTCAACAAATGCTGAATTATGGAATGGTTCATCTTGGTCAGAACAAAACAATTTAAATAGTGGGAGAGCTACTAGTGCTGCATCAGGTTCATCTACTGCAGGATTATATTTTGGTGGACAACAACCTGCTAAGGTTGGATTAACAGAAGAGTGGAATACTCCATCAACAAGTGTTAAAACAATAAGTACGGATTAATTATGGCAACATACAAAGAAATTAAAGGAACACAAATTGAAGTGGTAGAAACCGATCCAACTTATCCTGTTGAAGGACAAGTTTGGTTTAACTCGACATCAAATGTTTTAAAAGGTGCAGCGGCTACAACTGCTGGAGCTTGGTCAAGTGGCGGAACTTTAGGCACAGGAAGAAGACAAATGGCTGGAGCAGGTACAAGTAGTTCAGCTGCATTAGGATTTGGTGGATATCTTGCCCCACCTCCAGCAGCACCATCAGCTTTATGTGAATCTTATAATGGAAGTGCTTGGAGTGAAGTAGGAGATTTAAATACTGCAAGAAGAGGTTTAATGGGAAGTGGTAGTCAAACTTCTGCTTTAGCGTATGGTGGAGTAACAGCACCAGGAGCAGAATCAGCAAAAACTAATTCTTGGAATGGAAGTGCTTGGACAGAGGTTGCAGATTTAGGCACTGCAAGACAACAAGGAGGAGCAGCAGGAGTAAGTAATACTTCTGCTTTAGCATCTGGTGGAGCAGATTTTCCTAGTCCTGGAGTTGTGTCTGTTGTAGAACAATGGAATGGAACTAGTTGGACTGAAATACAAAATATTTCCGTAGCTAGATATGGGCAACAAGGATTTGGAACAGTAACTTCTGCCATAGTATGTGGTGGACAAGCTCCAGGAGGAAATTATTATAAAAAAACAGAATCTTGGAATGGAGCTAGTTGGAGTGAAGTTGCTGATATAGGTTTTGAAAGATCTTTTGGCGGATCAGCTGGATCTGATAATACTTCAGGATTAATTTTTGGAGGATATGATGATTCTCCAACAGATCTAAGAACAGTTAAAGTTGAATTATGGAATGGTAGTAGTTGGGTTGAACAAGCTGATTTAAGTCCACCTAGTGGATTTAATGCCATGGCAGGAGCGGGCACTGCAACATCTGCTATAGCTTTTGGTGGAGAAGGTCCATCAAATGAAATGAGAACTGCAACAGAAGAATGGTTAGGTGCAGGAGCTATAGTTACAAGAACATTTACAGACAGTTAAGACTTGTAATATATTTTAGTTAGTATATATAAGAGAGAAACATAAAGGATAAAGAAATGACAGATAAAAAAGACGTAAAAGATATTATACAAAAAGAGGAAAC